AAATTGCATTGATTTTACTAGTCTTTTTGGTGGTAGATGTTCTTATTTTGTTCTTTTTATCACTTTTTCGTATATATTTGACGCTAAATTCTTCATCATTAGGGGTGCTACCATTCTACCGATTCTTTCAGCTTGTTTATCAAACTTACCTTCTAACTTAAAATCTTCAGGTAAACCCATAAGTCTTTTTAATTCTGGTATAGTAAACTTACGATTCTTCGCATAATGAAATACACCTGATACACTCATCTGTTGACCTCTTTGAGTTAGTGTCGGACAAGGTAGATGTGGCGCAGGTCTAATCATATTAAACATTGATCTCTTTGGGTTAATGTCTATGAAATCAGGATCACTAGGTTTTCTATGTTTCTTTGGGTTAAATTCTAGTAATTCTATCCACTTCTTTTGAAAACCGTTTTGTACATAATCAAATAGTTCTTTCTCTTGCTCTGGGTCATTGATACAATCTTCTATCGCTTCTTTTACACCAATATGTTTAGGTGTCGTAGGTGTTGGATATACTTCACTCTCTAGTGTCATAAAGTTAAGACCTGCCTTATCCATTATATCACTTCTCACAGCGACAAAGAAACATCTTTTTCTATCTTGTGGTGTCTCAAAATCAGCGGCACTCATCACTTTATATACAGTCTCATATCCTAGTTTATCAAACTCGTTAATTATTCTATTTCTATATTCTGTCGCTTCACCCATTGTAATACCAGCCACGTTTTCACCAATAACAACCTTTGGCATTATATCACCTGTGATACGAGTAAACTCAAAAAATAAGTCTTCAATATTCTCTACTTTTTTACCATCTGAATATATCTTTTCTTGGTCCCAACCCTTTTCTCTTTTACCTGCGATACTAAACGCAGAACAAGGTGGCGATCCATCTAGTATATCTAACTCACCCTTTTTGATACCAGCGACTTTTAAAAAGTCTTCGCCTGTAAGTTTCTTTATATCATCTGGTAATACAGGTGTGTTTGGATAGTTTGATTTGTAAGTATCAACTGCGGCTTCAACAAATTCATTTACACATAATATCTTACCACCCGCTAGTCTATAACCAGTAGAAGACCCACCACCACCAGCGAAAGTAGATATAACATTAAACAACTCTTTATTAGAGTTATCAACTACATCTTTCATAAAGTAAGGTTTATATGTCATTTAGATAATATATCAGGTTGTTTTTGATTTGTCAATGTTGAAGTCAAATACTATTGAATACCTATGATTATGAGGGTGTACAGCGAGTTCAAAGGGCATATTACATAGTTGGTGTCTTATCTTTCCATCAAATATTAATAACGAATCTTCAATACCAGGTATGATTACTTCTTCGTCAATATTCGTACCAAATTCTGGATAGTTATTTTTCACATAATAAACAACAGTAATATCTCTATCGTGTGTATGAAAACCAAATGCACTATTATCTACAGCCTTGTTTGCCCAACTCTCTTTTAACACAAAAGGTTTTGTATAATATTTTAATAAACTATCTTGTATCTTTAAATATAATTCTTTCCAATTAGACTTATGTTGTAATCTCTCATACAAGTTTGTCTTTGTTTGTAAAGGTGGTACTGCTGGACTAGCGCCATTTACTTTAAATTCTTCTTCTATATCTCTTACTAGATTTTCTTTATTAAATAAACCATTACGATATTCGCCATCAAAATACATTTGACTTTTAGATACTTTGAAGTCTCTATAAAATATATAATTATTTACTTTGAGTCGTGGCACGTATTTTTCTCGCTCTGTCCATATCTTTTTCAGCTTTCTTATAAGCTCTATCTAATTTTAATTTAGATGCATATTCTGTAAAGTTTTTTCCTAGTATATGATCGTATTCGTGTTGAAATATTCTGCTAAACATACCATCTAAACTACCTTCTTTTAGATCGCCGTTTTCATCTTCATATTTTACTACACATTTTCTAGGTCTTGTGATAGTTAAAAATACAAATGGAAAAGTTAAACAACCCTCTTTCATTGCAACTTCTTCTACACCTGTTGATATAATCATAGGATTAAAACAAGCCATTTTTAATCCATTCTCTAAACCTATATGATCGCCCAATACAAACATATTGTATGGTAAACCAACTTGATTACAAGTTAAACCTATACCACCATATTTTTTCATTGTCGCAAACATAGAATCTGTTAGTTCTTTTCTGTCTTTGAAATTATGCTCTTTTAACATATCATCACTAAATGGTGCGATTGCTGATTGTACTCTTGGATCTGTTGGTGGTATTAGTTTTAGTTCTTTAGACATTTTGTAACCTCGTAAAATTATGTTCCTTTTCAAATTTAATTATGTTGGTAAACTTATCAAATAGTATATCGCCTTTGTGTGATATAATAAAGATATTCTCTTTTCCCATTTTATTTACAATCTTAAAGAAGTCATCTGTACCTTGACCATCTAATGAGCTATCAAATATCTCATCAAGTACCATTAAGTTTGTATTAGCGCTGTTTTTCATCTTTGCGATAGCACGCCAAGTAAATACTAACGCCAAATCTATTCTCATCTTCTCACCTTCACTAAAGTTATTATAGTCAAAGGTATCTCTATGTCTGCTCTTCACAGTCTCTTTAAATTCTTCATCTAAATGAAAAGATACAAAGAAGTCCATGGATTGTAGATATTGATTAATTAAACTATTCATAATAGGTAAATACTTTTTAATAATCTTAGCTTTCGCACCTCTATCTGATAGTATCTCTCTTACTACATCTAGGTATTTTTTTTCTTCTGTAATTCTATCTAGCTCTACTTTTGTTTCTTTTAATTCATCTTGTAATTTAAGTAAACTACTTTGTATATCTTTATCGTCTTCATCTTTACCCTCTAATAATAATATCTCATTGTGTAATGTATCAGTAAATCTTTTTAGTTCTTTTAGAGAAGACTCTACTTTTGACATTTGTATTTTGTTTTCATATAGTTTATCTGATATACCATTAAACTCAGTAATCTTATTTTCCACTTTAGATAACTCAGCGACCAAATCTTTCATACCTTGATTTAATGTGACCACTTTATCTCTTTCTTTTTTCACTTTTTCGTCTCTAAATGTTTCTTCTATCTTTTGAGTGCATACAGGACAATTATCATTTTGTTCAAAGAAGTCTAAGCTCTTTTTATGTGTCTCTAAATTTTGTTCTATCTTTGTTTCTAGTTTTTCTAGTTGTTTTAGTTTAGATTCGTATTGTGGTCTTTCAGTTGTACTAGCTTCAAGTTGTTTATATTCTTGTTCTAATCTTTCTACTTTTCTTAAATACGATTCAGTGGCATCTTTATTTTCTTGTAACTTCTGTTTCTTAATATCAATATCACCTGTACTTCTATTTTTTAGTTCATTGTAATGTTTTGTTTGTAGTTCGTGTTTTGATTCTATTAGATCACATTGGTGCTTAGCTTCTACAATTTGTTTACCTAAATCTGTTTGTTGATTTCTTGTAAGTATATCCATGTGTGTCAATACTCTTATGTCTAATATTTCTTCAACAACTTCTCGTCTATGTCTTGGTCTCATCTGCATAAATGGTTGATAAGATGATGAACCTAAAACGGCGATCTGTTTAAACGCTCTATAATTTAATCTCAATATCTGATCTTCTAATATCTTTTGATAATCTACACTAGAGGCATCTTGGTTTTGTAATACACCATCACAATAGATTTCAAATATAGTAGGTTTGATACATCTGATTACCTTAAAGTTTTTTGTACCTATTTGAAACTCTAACTCTACTCTGGTGTCGCCATTGTTTATTGTATTTACTATCTGTTCTTTTTTAATTAGTCTAAATGGTCTATTAAATAACGCAAAGGTTAATGCGTCTAACATAGTTGATTTACCAGAGCCATTGGCACCAATCATCAAGGTCATTTGTGATTTATTTAACTCTATCTCAACAAAGTTATTTCCTGTTGAAAGAAAGTTTTTCCATTTAATTTTTTTAAAAATAATCATGTGGTAAATTCGCTTTGTTCATAATTCTAAGGTTACCTGACACACTTATTCGTGTGACTTTTGATTTAAAGGGACAAACCCAATGTTGTAGTAAGGCAGGAAAAATAAAAAAATCACCTGTTTGTGGTTTTACAGCTGTACCTGTGGTCGCCCAACGAGGTTTTGCTTGTTGTGTATATTCAAACATTAAAGCACCTGGTTTTGCTGATGTTCCTTTAAAGTTTTCTTGTTCTTTTTGTAATTGTTTTGGTACATCTAAAAATAATACAAAAGAATAATCACCTCCGTGTGTATGCATAGGATTAAAGTCACCTGGTTGCATGTAGTTAACCCATAAATCGTCTGCTTGTAATTCTACATTTAATTCTTCTATACCGTGATATTTACAATGACCATTTCTATATGCTTGTATAATAGGGTGTATTTCTTCGTAAAACCATTGTTGTATTTTTGATGGATATACAAATTGATTCTCTAAATGACCAGCAAGTTTGTGATTATAACTTTCTTTGGTTTTTTTACCTTCGGTCTTTAATTTTTTTATAATATAATCAGGCATCTTTGTTTTCATAACATAAGGACCCCAATTCATATGGCCAGAATCTACTTGTTTTATTTTACTCATCTTTCACTTGCTTCAGTATATAAATCTTTCATAACTTCTTTTAGTTTATTTTTGTCTAGGTCACTATCTATCTGTTCTACATAGTTGCCTAAAAAGGTAAGTGTGTCTTCGCCTTGTTCTAATACATTATCTTTTACAGATGCTGTTATGTCTGTATTTAAATCTTCTATTATATTAACCTCGTGTGTGTCTACAGTATTATGTAGTCTATCAATTAAGTTGTTAAACATTTGTTCGTTTGTTTTATTTGTGACAAAAACTTTTACAAATGTATCTTTAAAATGTGATAAGTCCATATTCACATAATCATTTTCTTTATCGTTGTAAATTAACTTTCTATGTATTCTCATAGGATTAGGCACTCTAGTCAATTCTCTTGTATCTGTATCTAATATATGAAAACCTTTTGGACACTTGTAATCTGACCAAGTAATCTCGTATTGTGTACCTAGATAGTAAACTTGACCATCATCTGATTTTTTGTGAAAGTGACCAGATAAAACTTTTTCAAATCTATGGAACATGGATTTATCTAAACCTTGCATGTTCATATGACCTGCATTCATTTCAAAACCTTTTATCTCTAAATGACCTAACGCAAGTTGAGCTTTACTTGTTTGTATTTCATTAATAGAGTGTTCATAATTATCATCACATATCCACGGTATTAAACAAATATCGGTGCCGCCAAAATTTTTTGTTACAGCCTTGTCATAAATCCAGGGCTCTTTTATACCGTCATATGTTGTGCATAATTCTTTTATCGCATTTACTTCATTTGTATTTTTGTAATAAGTATCGTGGTTTCCTAATATGATATGAGTATCTATGCCTTCTTTGTATAATCTATGCATAAAGTCTTGTCTAAATGTATGAGCTGTTTTAAAATTAATAAACTTTCTTCTATCTACCACATCACCTAGGTGTATAAGTGTTTTTATATTGTTCTCTTGTAGATAGGGAAAAAATATCTCATTATAGAAACGCATAAAATATTCCAGAAATGCTGGACTATCGTTCCTCGCACCGAAGTGCGTAGGATGATGGCTTTCTTACTCTAGTTTTCTTTTTCTTTTTTTCTACTTTTTTAGGTTGAGTATCGTCCATCTTTAGATTCTTTTGTAAAAATTCTCTAAATTGATTTTTAAATTCGCTGTCATCACCAGGTTGTAAAGCCACATCATCATAATTACTATCCATAATAAGTTTATGTTTGATTGTTGTTTGTTTCTTTTCTTTTTGTATTCTTCTTATAAATGCGTAATAGATAATTTGAGTAAAGTAAGCGAAAGGGTTATTAGATTTAGCAGGGTTAAAGTTGTCCAAATATTGTAGACAGTTTTCAATACCATCACTAATCATATCGTCTCTAAATGTATAATTTATAAAGTTAGGTCTATATGATAGATGATTCGCTATCTTTAAGAAACAACTACCAATGTAATTAGTCACTGGTGGCTTCTCTTTTTTTTCTCTTTTCGCTTTGTTTACACTCTTTCTATAGGCTTTCATTGCCTCTAAAAATTCTTTGTTATTAACGTAATGTTCTTTTTTTGCTGCCATAATTATAATATACTAGGTATCCTCTTTTTTGTCAATGTTTTAAGCTCAAAATCAGCGTTGACTTTTTGAAACTTTTGTGTATAATAGAGCTTGTAGAGCGATGGCAGAGGATAGAGTCTATTAGTGTAAAGTCTTTTTAGGAATAAACTCATCATCTTCAAACTCATCAAATATTTCATTAACTCTATCATTATCTTCATCACTCAATCTTTCTCTTTTAAATGTTGCAGGTTTCTCTTTTTGCGCCAAGGGTTCGGACTTTTCATAACTTAACATCATATGGTTATAACTTCTTGTCATATCATTGTTAGCGTTTACAATAGTCATTATCTTATCTTTTGGAATAGTTAAAATAAAATCTCTTGTATAAGGGCTCCATTTTATAAGAGCTACATAGTCTTTTAACCCTCCAGCTGTAAACTGTGGAATATACTTAACTTGTAGTGGCTTTGAAAGTCTTAACAAAGGCGACTTATCACCTAATTGTTCTGCTGGTAATGTACATACAATATCATCACCATTTATTAACTTGATAATTTTAATCGGATTTGGTTGTGTTTTTGCTACCATTGACTAACTCCACGTTATGGATTTCGTAATTAAAATCTTCGCCATTGTATATATTTATTCTTTCTTTAAAGTGTTGAAGTGTATAATTTTCTTTACCATTGTAAGATATATCATCTGCTATATCATATAAAGTTGCTGCGCTGTTATTGTCTTTTAATCTTAATCCTCTACCAATAGACTGTAAGTTTCTTATCCTAGATTTAGAAGGACTAGCGAAAATAATGTTATGCAAGTTCCGTATATTAATGCCCGTAGAGAAAGTCCCATAGGAAGCCACGATGATGGCGTTGTCAGATTTTTCTGTGATTTCTCTAATTTTTTCTCGTTGTTCAGCATCAACTCCTCCAAAGACGTAGAAGACTTGTTTGTCTGTTGCTCTGTCTCGTATAGTTTCATATAAATGCTTTCCGTGTTTTTCTACATATTGAAATAAACACAATGTATTCCCATTTAGCGAAGTCGCCAAGTTTCTTATATATTTATTTCTCTTTTCATTAGATACCAAATAATCCATCTCTTCCTGATAAGTCTTATCCTTCAAAAAATGTCGGGCCGTTTGATCGTGTTGTAATATTAGACACATAATTTTTAGTTCAGCTAGTTGTTCTCTTTCTATTAATTCACTTGTTGATACAACTTTATTAACAGCTCCAAACAAACCCTCTAATACAAGTTTATGTGTTTTACTACCATCAAGTGTACCTGTCAAGCCAACTCTATATTTGGTCTTTTCTAATTTTGACATTAGTTTTGTGAGCGACACAGATTTAAACAAGTGTGCTTCATCACCTATAATCATACCAAAATCACCAAACCATTTCTTTGGTAAATTATAAACAGACTGCCAAGTAGATATTACAACTCTTTTGTTTGTTTCTTTTTCGTGGCCTTGATATATTCTATGTACGTTTCTTTCACTATTATAACCATAATCTTTAAAGTCTTTAAATAACTGTTCTACAAGCGATGTAGTAGGCACTATGATAAGAATTTTATCTTGTTTAGTATCTTTCAGTCGTAATAAATTAAATATTAACATGAGGTAGATTATGAGAGATTTACCAGATGCCGTTGGCGATACTAACAAACATCTGTTCTTTTCTACAGAATATCTAAATGCCTCTCTTTGATAATCTCTAACTTCGTGTGGTAATTTAAGTGCTTTGATTAAATTGTCTAGTTTTGTTTCATCAACATTTGTTTCTTGTATCTTTGTGCCATCAACAACGTGTATATCATTTTCTTTACACCAATTTTTTATGTAAGGATAAAGACCAGCATATATCTTACCAGTCGCATATGAAAATAATCTAATCTTGCCGTCCCAAACTCTATTACGATATTGAGGCATAAACTTATAACCTGGTACTTCAAATGTAAAATACTCACCAAGTTCTCTACGAATATCAGCCTCAGCTTCTATTTTGAGATATACTTCGTTTACTTTATCTATGATTAGGTATCGGGTGGTTGTCATTTTTAGATAGCGCCACTAGTAAACTTCCTCCAGTCAATAGCGTTCTTAATTTGAAAACCACGGTTTGATATTTGTTTGATTGTTCTATCTAAAAAATCTACGACTGTTTGTATGTAATCTACTTTTTGTTTATACTTGGCAAGTTCAGGATCAGAATCCAGATACTTGTCAACATCAGTTTTTAATAACTTTAAGTTAAATGGTTTTTCAGCATATACTTGTGCTGGTGCTTTACCAGTATAGTATTCCCATTTTTGTTTTCTTTGTGTGTAATATTCTATCTGCGCTTTACTTAACAATAGTTTAAACTTTGTCAAGTGTTTTAAAAATTCGTTATGTAGTTGAGGTGTCTTTAATGATTCTAAATCTAACTCTGTGTCGTTAATTTTTAGTTTCTTTTCAGCCAAATCTTGTAATTGTTCTAAATCCATAATAACTCCATTATATATCAAAAACTGTTTTTTGTACAGTCTATGATGTAGTCACAGTTGTAGTTGATGACCCTACATTCGCAAAATCATATATTGTATAACTAAATGATACAGTCGCTGTCAAATAGTCAACGTCAGCGGCCTGTTGATTATATGCCAATCCAGTAAGTCCAGTAGGGTAAACGTCTCTAAATCTAACCTCTACTTGTGCATTGTTCTTACTTGATAACACTGTTAATGTTGCATCTGATAGTGTTGGGCCTGTATCTGCCGCAGCAAATTTTGTTTTACCAGCTTCAGTGGATACGTTTGTCGCATTTCTTGTAGGAAATCTATCATTACCTGAAGACAATAAATTTCTAAATTCTGTATGATCTCTAGGAAACCCTAACCCTACTAACCAACCATGTATCTCCTGAAAGTTCTCTAAATTTTCATCTACCAAGAAAGTCATTTGTAATGGCTCGTAAGTAAGTTTGTCGCCAGGTATAGGTATGTTTTTTAATGATGTCGCTTGTACGGCGTCACCTAGACTAATACCTGGTACATTAACTGAAGTACAAAAGTATTCTACTTTTGGTAATTTAAGAATACTAAATTTAAACTGTGTAGGACTAGCGTAGTCTAATTTTGTAGGTTGTCTTAAAAGTGAGTTTGTAACAGTCATAATACTATTTATCTCTAATATTTAGTAGAAACAAAAAAGGCGACCATAAAGATCGCCTTTTTTTGATTTGGTATAACCCAAGTATTACATTATGTTCGCAACTTGAACACGTCTGTAGTATCTGTTTGAGTTAGCTGAACCTGAATCAGTTACACCAGTTACTGCGCCTGAAGCTGCACCTGTTTCTGCGAACGGGTTAGCAATTAAGCCGTATCTAGTTTTGAAACCGATTTTCGGTTGGAACGTATCTTGTCCAACTGCTCTAACCATTTGTAGAGGTACATATGGACAATAGAACATACCAGCATCGTAAGGTGAAGTACCTTTGTAACCAACTACGAAGTAGTGCTTCGCTGTGTTGTTTGCTGAGTACGGGTCAATGTACACTTTAAATCTACCGTTTAATACACCAGCAAAAGTGTTGCCTGTGTCGTCAACGTTTAGGTTATTGTTTAATGCAGGAGCATAGTCAAGTACACCAGCCATTTGTAACGCAGAGGCAACATCTGAAGAACAGATAATTATGTTACCTTTTCCTCTTCTTGTTCTCTGTGCGATAACGTTAGCTTCTCTTTCTACTTGGAACATAAGACCTTTAAATCTTTCAACAGACCATCTTCCGTTTGAGTCTGTATCTAAATCAAAGATACCTTCTGTAGTAGTGTTTACTGTACCTGTGTTAGCAGATGCACCTTTTTCAGCGTTGATGTAAACTGATCTAACAACTTCTCTGTTGATTTCCGCAAGGATCTCAGCAGATAAAATGTTTGCTAATTCAGTCTCAGCATCTAAACCGTGGATTGCTTTTAAGTCTTGAGCAAGTTCCATAGTGTATTCTGCTTTAAGAGCTCTTGATCTCGCAGTTACTGTAGTTTTCTCAATTGAGAAAGCCATTTCAGCAAATGCGTTGTTTGAAGAGTCTCCTAATGCTTCAGCAACACCAGTTGTCATACCTTCGAATCTGTTGTACGCACCAGCAGGTGAGTCGTTTAAGATCGCAGGGTTTGAACCAGCTTGAGCAGCGTCAGGTGTTTGACCAGCAGTTGAAGTTCCCGCAGCATTTCTGCTTGAAAACTCTGTATCTGCTTCATCAAATAACGCTTCGTTTCCTGTAGCTGAAGTATATCTACTTCTCATTGCGAAGATCAGTCCAGTTGGACCAGTCATAGGTTGTACACCCGCAATGTCGTATGCAATCAAATTAGGCATTGCTCTTCTAACTAATGAAATTAAAATTGGATCCCAATTTGAAGTTCCACTTGTGTTGTTAGCAGGCGCTGCTTCGTTTAAGAAAGCATTGTCTTCTTTTTGTGCTCTTTCTTGGTTTTCCAAGATAGTAGCTGTAACGGCACGTCTGTATGAGTCTCCGATTTTTGGTAAATCAGGGTGCTCAAGGACTGGCTGCCATTTCTTTTCGTAAGTTTCAGATAAATACATTGTATTTTTCTCCCTCTATATTATTATTTTGACAACTTAATGTCTTTTGTTTTACTTATAGCGGCGCTATAAGCAGCCATGCTGTTTGTCAACTCTGCAGGATCTTGCGCAGAGCCATCGCTTGCCGCCACATCATCTATATCAGTAGATTTAGCTTCTTCTTTTTTACCAAAATAAGACTCTTTAATTGTCTTAACTTTAGCTGTAAAGTCTTCCTCGTTTGAATACTCAACTTCTTCTGCAAGTTTGTTAAACTTCTCTTTTTCAACATCTGTTAAATCTTCAGATACAGCTTTCGCTATTTCTACTCTTTTTAACTCACCGTTGTTTTTGTTTAGTTCAACATTCTTTTCAATTTCTTCGTTAAGTTTTTTCTCAAGGTCTTCAATTTTAGAAGCTTGATCTTCTAGCACATTATATTTTTCATCTGGGACATCTATGTAGTGATCTTCAAATAGTTTTTTCAAACCACCAATAAAGTCCTCAGCAATTTCGCCTTTGATACCTCTCTCAATAGCGATCTTGTTTTCTTGCATCCATTCCTCAACAACGTAGTTTAGGTATGAGTCTACTTTTTCAACAAGTTCAGCTTTGTGAGTTTCAGTATCTTCTTTTAATTTAGTTTCATACTCGCCTTGTAATCTTTGAGATTCTTCTTTGACTTTTGCTTTAATCGCAGCTTCAAAGATTGTCGCAGCTTTCTGTTTAAACTCTTCAGATAAATCAGAGTCGCCAACTAATGCATCAACGTCAGCTTTGATGTCAATTTCAGATTGTTCTTTATGATAGCCCGCTTTCATCATTTTGTCTTTTTTGTCAGCGTGCATGTCAGCCTTCATATATCCAGCTTTCATATTTTTCTTGTCATCTTCTTTGTCGTGCATTGCTTCAGCTTTTTCTTCTTTATCGTCAGGAGTTTTTTCTGTTTCTTTTGAACCCTCTTTTAACTTAGGCATTGCATCAGCAGCACCTTGGTTTTTTTGTTGAGCGTCACCAGAAACTTGATTGATCTTTTTTGAAGCGTCAGGATTACTGTCTGTTGGTTTAACAACAGCCGCACCTAAATCCTCTGCATCATTTTTTAAATGCGTAGGTTCAGCCGCTACAGCGCCTTTTTTCGGAGCATCAGCTTGCGGGTTTACACTCGCTTCGCTAATTTCCTTTTCCATTGCCTCAATGTTTTTAGTTTCGGCCATTGAAATCTCCCTTATAAAAATAAACGTTTATTTTTTGTTTGTTATAGGATATTTATAAGATTATAGCTTTTCAAGGAAGTTTTTAAAGACATTTACTTTCTTTTCTTCTAATTCCCTTTTTCTAGTCTTATAAATCTCCATCTTCCATGCCTCAACATCTTTTTCTATTAAGACACCATTATCCCAAACCCATTCTTTACCTTCCATGATACCTTCTACGAAAGCGTCAGGGGCTGACGGATCAGCGACAATGTCGGCAGCAGTTGCTAAATAAAAGTCATCTTTTACATAGTTGAAACCACCACGTTGGACTAACGAACCCATACCTCTACTTGAAACTCCAAGTTGAGCTCCCTCATCAATAAGACCTTTTACAATCTTACCATAAGGTGTGTTCATTATTTTTGCTTCACCAATAAAATTTCTATCCTCTGGATAAAGTTTCGTAATCATATGTGAAACTCTTTCTAGGTTAACAGTTGGTCCGTCAGGATGCCCTAACTCACCAAATGCTCTTTTTTTATTGATAAATTCTTGGTTATATCTTTTTACTTCTTTCATTAATACCTCTTTAGGGTATACTCGTCCATTTCTATTTTTTATATCACTCTGTAAAAAGATACCTCTGATTTTGTAATCTTTTTTACCGTTGTCTTTTTCTTCAACGATATATTCGGCGTTGTTTATTTCTTCGGAAATTAGTTTCATAAATTCTCTCTCTTACGTTATATATTTATACAATTTTTTATCTAAACTCTACAATAATTGTATAATTATCGCCACTAGCAAAGTTTTTAGTTGATAGTAAAACATCGCCAGTAGGAGTTCCAGCGTTGTTTGGAATACTATTACCATCTGTTCTAAAGTCCATAAAACCATTACCAGATAAAAATAAAGCAGTCGCATTTGTTGTACCATCCCATATCAACTCTACGCCTGATTTACTATCTGATACATTCACCGAGTAATAGACTCTCGCTATACTTCTATTTCCATCTTCACTCATAAAAGTAAGTTCAGATGCATCTACTTTCTTAACTAAAGTTTCGCCAGTACCATCGGAAAAATTTGTAAGTTTCGCTACAAATTTGACACCTGAAGTATCTGCTATTGTTTGTGTTGTTACTGTGTCAGCCATTAACTTGTATATCCTGATTCTTTTTGCGCTTCTATTACCACATTATAACTTGTGACATTAGAATCGCTGGTTAACAATATATCACCTATTGCATCTTTAATTCTATCTTCAGTAGGTTTAAGACCGTAGTTTCCACGACCCTCTATCTCTACTTTTTTTTCAATATCATTCTTAAAAAATATGGTACATTTACCTGTACCCAATATTTCATAATGTATATCTGCGATTGAAACTTTTGGTTCCGAAGTCGCATTATTTGAGTTTACTACATCAACTAAAGTTTGTTCTTCTTCATTACCGACACCATTTGCCTTAACTATAATGTTAAAACTATTATCGGTTAGTTTTGTAGCCGTAATCGTCATTAACTTCTAGGCGAACCCACAGCAGATGCGTGTCCATCAGCGATAGTCACAAAATCTCCTGGTGCCTTTTCTATAATTACTGTATCGCCAGCAGCGTGTAAGTAAACTGTTCCTAAAACAGAACTGTCAGAACCTTTTATAGTAACAGTTTGTGTTGCGCCTGTTGCTGTAATTCTAACAAATTGGGCTCTACCAATTGTGTTATCTGACGGATTGTTTACAACACTACCTTTTACGATAAATGTTTGTGCCATTTTATTTTTCTCCTAATTTTTCAATCACTTCTTTATCAAAGTAATCTTCTATTTGTTTAACTTCTAAATTATGTAGAGCAGCAACTTCTTTAATTGCGTTTTCAAATCTTTCTACTATATTGCCTTTCGCTTCATTGTAAAACGAAAAAACATCTTTTACAGCATCTTTCATATTAGGCGAAAGACTATTGTATGTGTTAGAATCTATAAAAAGATTCTGTTTAACTATTTGGCTCACCTGCATTTACATCTACTCCTACCATTGTATCTGCTGTTCCGTCTTGTGATAAATCTAGTTCAGCTTTACCATCTTTTTGACCAGTTGTATCAAGTACATTTCCATCTCTATCAAATGTTCCTGGGTCAGCAATTTCTGGTTTAGGGTCACTATGTGCCTCTGCCTCAGGTATAGGGTTATCTGTTTGATTAAACAAATTACCAGCCATATCTTTCCTATGATTATCTAATGTTTGACCAACTTTTACTCTTAATGCATCTTTAAATGCATCACCAGCACCAGCATTGTCGCCTGCCGCAAGTTTGTCAATAAAGTTTTTAGTTTCTTCACTCATTATTTTTTCTCCTCAGTTACTTGAGCCATGGGGTTTTGAATAATACCATCATCAATTTCTTGTTTGATTTGTTTATCCATTGCTTCCATTTCTCTATCATTTTGTTTTAAAACATTTTTTCTTATATATTGTACAGAATAAAACTTACCAACATAGTCTCTCATTTCGTTTGCTAATGCTAATCTTTCTCTTTGAAGTTCAGCGTTTTTTAGTTCAGCAAAGTGTCCATCCTGTATGAAATCATACATTATGCAGTCTTTGACTACGTGCCAGTCTTGTTCAGCTATAACACCTTTTAACACTAATTGTGTTCTCATAATGTCATTAAACAATTCTGTAAATTTCTTTCTTAATCTTTGTACAAACTTTGTAAATTTAAGTTCGTCTCTAGTTATCTCACTAGCTCTACCAAGATTAAAACCTTGTGAGCTTTCTAATCTACTGACAGGAACATTTAAAGAACGATATAGTTTCGCTCTAAAATATTCTACATCTGTCATTTCACCTAGGTTTTGTCCACCAGGTAAAGTTGTTATGTCAGTACCTCTACCACCTTCTCTACTTGGTAGCCAAAAGTCTTCTAGCATTGACATATAGTTTCTGTCGTCTCTTATCTCACCTGTACCAGCGTCATATACTAACTTGTTTCTATATCTCGCCATTACGTCTCTTAAATATTGTTCAGCTTTTACTTTTGGTAAATTACCAACGTCTATTTTAAAGATACGTCTTTCAGGTGCTCTTGCAATTCTATAAATGACCACTGCGTCTTCAATCATACGCAACTGGTTTGTAGGTTTAATCGCTTTGTGTAGGTATGATAAGACCATGTTTTTGTTTTGATCTATGATACCAGATGGACAAAATGCGATTGTATCTGGCGCTATCTTAATACCAGAAGTACCAGTTGTACCTGATACACCTCTTTCATTAAATAAAAAGTATTCAATATACTCATCTACAACAGCTAAACTATTTAAAGCTGATGGACTAGGAACGTCAGGTCTTTTCTTTCTAACTTCTCTAATCTTTTTGATCTTTCTAGGATCAATATATTTTAATTCTGTTATACCTTTTTTAGGGTTTTCTCTATCAATAATCTTTTGATAGAATATTCTACCATCTACATACCATCTTCTGAATATATCATGGCCTTTTGTATTAAAGTTCATTAACCTTAAAACTTCTTGGAATTCGTCTTCTATTTTTCTTTGTATGTCTCTGCCGTAAGGTAGGTTATTAAATATAACTCTTACTGCGTCTTTCAATTCATTCGCTACGATTGCTTCATTGACAATATCCTCTACTGCCATGTCGCACTCTGGGTGTATCGCTATTTCTCTATATCTACGAATAAGGTCTTGCTCTGTCTTCGCACTACCTTCCATGTCCAAGTAAGACCCGAAATGCCCACCAGCAGAAACCGTTTGTGTTCCGTCTTCGGCTTGAGCAGTTGTAAAACTTTGTTTCGGATCG